TGTATTCTTTGAGGTATCTGTAGCGGACTGGTCAAATACATTTTTTTTCATAGTAGAATCTCCTTTTTTGTTATTGTGTTTGAGGGCCTTGTCTCCTTCTTCATCGGATTGGGCCATTTCTCCCTCAACGAGAGCCTGAGCGATCATCGCGTAAACTACTGTTTTCTGGGTTTCGTCCAACGTATTGAAAATATCTTCAACCGTAGCATCTTCGGCGTAACCGGCATGCACGATTTCGCCGCCGGAATCATTATTCAGCCCCCGAGCTATCATGGTATGAATGGCAGACTTTTGCGCTTCGGTAAGGGCGTCAAATATCTCGTTAGCCGTCCCGTCATTGCCTTCATGCGAAATATCCGCTTCATCATCGTCCCCGTGTGATAATTCCAGACCAAGACCGGTGTAGATGATGACCTCGGTGTCGTCTTTTGTGACCGTCCCGTCGCTATGAGAAAAGCTAACGTCATCAATTAATGCGCCCGGATTTGCTCCGGAAACAACTAAGCTCACTTCACGAATTACCCCATGCACAACCTGTTTGGTCTGCTCTTTCAATTGATTAGCGTATATTGACAACGATACAATATCGCCATGAGTAACCAGTTCTTTTGAGGTCTTTCCAGCATCGGTATCGTTAAAAGTGCAATAGCAATAAACACCGTCCTCGCGATTCTCCAGGACAGCATGTCCCAAAATATTATTTGGAGCGTTGTGTAAATGCTGCCACACTAACGGAACCGTCTTGCCGTCCTGGTGTTTAAATGCGCCTTTTAGAACCGTTCTTCCGTCGGAACATTTAAGATTAGCCTTAGTGGCGTACCCACTAAAATCATGTTTAAGTTTCATCTTTGACTTCTCCTTCCAAATCTTTTTTAGCCTCCGGATCTTCCTTCGGAGCATTTATGTTCTTGTTACGAAGTTCATCGGCTCCGGGATCCTTAGAAGGCTTGTAGCCGATGATGGAGCGTACTTCATTTGACGTCAGAATCTCGTTCCGTGTGAACTTATCGGCTACATTTGCCAATTCGTTCGCCGGTACAAGACTGAATGCATCTTTGAAATACATGATTGATTGTCTCTGTGTTCGAGCAGTTTTCGTTAAAAATTTTCGTTTAAACTCATCGATAATGGCATTTAAAATTGGTACTATGGTCCTATTGTTATAATTCAACATAGTGGCCTCATCTGCTTTACCCGTAAACACGTCTTCCGTTAATCCTAACTGGCTATAGAGCATACTCGTTAAATATTGGATTTGTGTCATAAGGTTGTTTTCAGCAGGGCGGTTTAATTGAGTAACTCGTTCTGTTCCATCGGTGTACGCTATTCCATACTTTGATCCTGAAAGCTGAACTTCAATATCTTTCCGGCGTTTTTCCGCCTGCTCTCTTCTGGCGTCCGACTTAATGACGTATGGTAACTGAATTATTAAGTCCAGTTTACCGGAACCGCTTTGTTCGTCTATGGCGTCTAAGATGGCAAGCTTTCTAATCAGTCGCTTTAAAGTGCTGTTTGGTTCGTTCATGATCGCGAATAATGGATTTTCTATAATGGCGACCATGTTTTTAGGCAGCGTTATTTCTTCAGGAGTTCCCGTAATATCGTTGTAAAGTCGTATCCGTACATGCTTTGGGTACCAGGTAACCACTTTCCCTGTACGCATCGTATGAATATCGTAAGATCCTGAAATTTGCGGGTCTATTGTCGTGTCGACCGGAACAACTGCCACCGCCCCCTCGTCAAACATGGACATTACGATATCCTGAATAAATGCTCGGCTAGTTTGATCGATATTGGCTTCTGTTGTAAGTATGTAGTTCAAACTTGAGTCGATTGTGGACTCGAATATTCCTTCCTCATCGAGACGGACATGCTGGATGTTAACCGCGGCAACGTCCATGGCGATTCGATTAAAAACAGATATGATAATCGATCTCTCACTTGTAACCCTCATTCGCGGCCGGTCCTGTCTGGATGCCGAAGCATAACCCATTTCTTGTCGGTTGTAATCTGTCGGATCACGATTCCTGAACGCGTTCCATGCGTGTTTAATTCTTGTTGATGTCGGTTCGAACAATAGGTTCACCTATCCTTTCTTATTCATAGTCGTCTTTATTGAGTTTGTACGCTATCCAGGCGTCCATCAATGCCGCAACACTATCTATCTTGTGGTCGGCACGTTTCTTTAGAAGCTTGCGATTGCCGTTCGTATCTTCCAGCGTAATCGAGTTGCCCATGGTAAAGGACATCAACTCCTGATCAAATATCAGCATTCGTTCTTCTGCAAAAGTTTTCAATTCGCCAAGTGGGACAGACTCGCTTTTGACACCTTGAATAACCTTTTCAATGCCATGTGGGCCGTTTTCTGTTTCCCATCGGGCAACAAATTCTTTTGCGTTGTATGGGTCGAAACCAAAAGAGCGAACGTCATACTGACTATCTTCTATGAACCTGTCGAGATCGTCGTATACATCCGTCATGTCAAGAACAGCGCATTCAAGGACCATTAATGATCCCTCTTCCAAAAACTCATCGTACTTAACCCGCATAGCAGGCGGGAGTTTCATAAGAGTTAAAGATGAAATATAACAACGGGTCTTTACTCCGAACGATCCATTCGGTAGAGGAAACAAGAAAGTAAACGCACAGAAATCGTCGCCTTGTGAAAGATCCGCCCCCATGGAACAGGGCATTGACCAGAAATCCCTCCTTCTATGAGGGAGCGTTTCTTCGTAAGTGAAGAAATATGTATAGCCTTCCATTGGAATACCAAATCTCTTAGCTAAAATATCGTTCCTCGTAGCGGGGGCATTTTCGGCTCTTTCTACATCGCGCTGATACGCTTCATACATAACCGTCTTCCCGAGATTAGGGTTGGCTTTTACCCACATAGCCGGATTGGCAACTTCGTCTACGCTATCAAGCCGGTAATACCAAATAGAGACGAAAGGATTTACATATTCGCCTCTAAGAACATTCATTAGTTCCATTTTGATTGTATCGCCCGAGCTGTTCCGAACCGTACCCTCCGAGCTGATGGCCACTATTACATAATCGTCAAGTTTAGACGCGCCTTGCTCGATTGCGCCGACTACATCTTCTCTTATGTCTCCGCTCAACCATTCATCAACCGTCGACACCTTTGGTCGAAGACCTTGAAGCTTGTCAATGGACATTGGTCGAACTTCTAATAACGAACCTGTTAGAAAATTCTCAATTCCTTTTTTTGTGGAGGCAAGTTTAACTCTGTTAGCTCTTGAGCCAGTTGTGTTTTGTAGGGAGCCCTCAGTTAAGAACTTAAAGAGTGGGCCTCTGGCTCTGGTAATGGAAGTTCGTATAGGCGACATTACTTCATCGGCTTGTTTCATTGTTGGTGCTGTTGTGATCTGATGAGTTGTAGCAGTATCGACATTCAAGAAGTAGTTCTGTATACATGACGCATACATGGATTTGGCTCCGCCACGAGCGACAATTAAGTATTGCTTGCTAATTAGCCGCTTTTTAATCATCTTGCGAACATAGTGCCCTCCATGATTGCCTGGGTATGGTTCGTAGACGCTTCTTTCAATAAAGTAATACCATCCCAAAAGGTCTTCGGTCCAAAGTTTGAATGTATCGAGCAATATCAAATCAGAACCATCAGTAAGAGTTAATTCTGACTCGCAGTAACTAACAAAACCTTCGACAGCGTCCTCATCGTAATAGTATTTAGGATTCTCGATTAGATCGTCTATGCGGTTCATCTGCATGGAGATTTCTTTACATACTGGAATATTGCCGCTTATCACTTCATCTCGAAAATAACCATAGTACCTTGGGGTCGCAGTATTTGATAAACCCATACTAACTTCCTGCTTTGCGCTTTAATTGTTCGGCTGCTGCATCCAATGTTATAGTTATTGCTTTATCAACTGCCCGATCTCCAAATTTCTTTAAAACGTTGTTAGCCACAGCCTTTCCTTTTGAAATGTTCTGGGATTCTATCTTTTTGTATCTTGTCTCAAGATCCATTCTTTCAACGTATCGTTTAAGCTCCGCATTGCTCATTTCCGAGATCGATTTCCTTCTCAATGCCCGGGTTTCTTTATAGTCTGCCGAACGCTCCCTGACGATAAGACCAGTTTTAGAATCCCGATCGCGTCGGATTCCCCATTTCATTCCTAATATCCCATAATGAGCTAAGAAGTTATTGGCAATATCTTTTGCGCCGTGCTCGGCATTATCAGATGTCAATTCTTCTAACATCTTGCTGGCTCTTGTGGAGATGGCGGTATTACCTCTGAAATTAGCTACGGAAATTGCCGATCTAAGGCCGGGTTCAGAAACAACCCATTGTCCTTCGATCAGAACTTTATATGGGAAAGTTCTTGTTGATGGTGAAAGAAAAGCGCTTTTTGGCATTTCCTTTCGTGCGTCGCTTCCTGGTGCAGGCGGATCCCATTTCATACGTGCGGCACGCTTTTCTAATTCAGTCATTGCCATTTCAAGTTCCTCCTTTTGAAATGTTATTGGATTCTGTCTTTTTGTATCTTGTCTCAGGATTCATTCTTTCGACGTATCGTTTAAGTTCCGCATTGCTCATCTCCGAGATCGATTTCCTTCTCAATGCCATTTCAAGTTCCTCCTTTTCTACCTGAACGTTTAGTCGCCATTCAAGTTCTGTGATTTGTCTATTAATTGCTTCTACCAGATAACCCATTTGAGGGGGGTCAAACAGTAAACGCACCTTTAGATAGAGATATGACTTAACCGCTTCAAGATCTACTCTGTCGCCAACAAACTCCTTTAGCGTTGTGGTGTTATCAGTAATACTGAAACCCTCTTCGGGACCAACGCCAAGCTGGTTAAGACTTAAAAATGCGGTATTAATATGCATGATTATTTCGGGATCGAAATGTTTGTATTCGGGTTCAATTCCAAGAAGTTTCTTGACCGAATCTAATATGTTCTCCATAAGGTTGTGTCTCCTTTCCTGCGTTCTTTCGGTAATCGAATCAACAAAGATTCGTCACCAAAATGAATTGCGTTGTGAGTGTCGTAAGATGTACAAATCAGATTGTTTATGTCAAACACGCAGTCATTGGCGTCTTCTATATCTTCAACTGTTATTGGATTAATGTGATGAATAAGCGTTCGGATAAATATCTCTCTGCTGGGTATTCCGAGATCACAACCACCATCACGCACTATTACGTCATTACGAATCTTCTTCCACTCCCTTGATTGATAGAGGGATTGGTTCAAATATCTATCGAAGCCGAAGGTTGCTCGTCCGACAGAACCTCCAAGCTTTAGATAATTAAATCTTTCTTCAAAAGTAGGGAGACGGGAGAGTTCTTTATAGGTTTTAATCTTCATCGTCTTCTCCTTTGGAGCCGGAATATTGTCTCATGGCGTTGAGGGCGTTGATGTATAGTTCTTCAACCCGTTTTGCGGATTGTATTGACTCGGTCTTGGCCTTGAGTAATTCTTTTTGCTCACTCATTATCTCTTTCTCCAAACGTTCTTTGCTGGAGGCGAGTTTTAAAAAGTGAGTAATCACCTGAGAGCTGGCCGTACCATTTATCAACTGCTTCTCGGCAGCTTCCATCGCATACGAAATCATCTGGTTCTCTCTTGCATCAGGTGTTGTTGCCGGCG